ATGCCGAAAATAACAATTGACCTCGGCGTGCCGAATCCCAAGCAGGAGCTGTTCTATAAATCCCGCGCGTTGTACACAGCTTATGGCGGGGCGAAAGGCGGGGGAAAGACTCACGCCGTGCGGGTGAAAGCCACCGGCGGGGCGCTGCGATGGCCGGGGATTAGAATACTTATAATCCGACGCACGTATCCGGAATTGCAGCAGAATCACATAGAACCGTTTCTGAGGCTGATTCCGAAAGAAGCCGCAACCTACAACGGCACGCAGCACACGCTGTATTTTACCAACGGATCAGTCATCAAGTTCGGGCACTATCAGACAAGTACGGCTGAGCGGGAATATCAAGGCATGGAGTACGACTGGATTTTTGTGGATGAGGCGACCCAGTTTACAGAGCGGGACTTCCGCTACTTAGGCGGCTGCTTGCGCGGGATGTCCGGCGCACCGAAGCGGTTTTACATCACATGCAACCCCGGTGGGGTCGGCCACAGCTGGGTGAAGCGATTGTTTATAGACCGGGATTTCCGAGCCGGGGAATCGCCCAGCGATTACGCGTTCACCTTCGCCTCGGTGGAGGATAATAAAGAGCTGCTGCGCGTCTCCCCCGGATACTTGCAAATGCTGGACAGCTTGCCGGAGAATCTGCGCCGAGCCTATCGCCATGGGGATTGGGATGCATTGGCGGGTGCGTATTTTGCTGAGTTCGATTTATCACGGCATGTTGTGGAGACGGCAATAATCCCCGATGGCTGGGTGCGCGTGAGGGCTTTCGATTACGGTCTGGACGCCTTGGCTTGCATCTGGGTGGCAATCAGCCCATCGGGGCGGCGGGTGGTGTATCGTGAGGTCGTGCAATCGGGTCTGGTTGTATCCGATGCGGCGCAGCTGATACGTGACTGTACGCCGCCGGATGAGCGGATATCTGCGACATACGCGCCGCCCGATATGTGGATGAGGCAAAAGGACACAGGCAAGACGATGGCGGAGCTGTTCTTCCAAAATGGCGTGCCAATAGTCCGCGCGGTGAACGCCAGAGTTCAGGGCCACATGCAGATAAAAGAAGCACTGAAAATCCGTGAGGACGGCAGGCCGGGCCTTGTGATTTTCAAAGGCTGCCGGGAATTGACCCGTGCGTTGCAGACGATTCAGGCGGATGAGAAGAATCCGTCCGACTGCGCAACGCAACCGCACGACATAACCCACGCGGTAGACGCGCTGAGATACTTCTGCATATCGCGGGAGGTTGCGGAGGCGGGAGGCGTTGAAGAATCGGTGTTTGGAGATGCAGGGGGGATATTGGAGTATGGGGTGTAGGGGCGCGCATTGCGCGTCCGCCGTACCCCTCTGTCCTGTAGGGGGACGCAGTCCTCTGTGTCTCGCGGCCCCCGTCCAAACCCCCGTCCCCGCCGGCACACCGCCACAAAATACCACGGACGGCCAATGGCCGCCCCTATATGACGGGGGATGTCCCCATCATCCAACCACGGCGTACCGAGGTCGTCGCGCCCTACGCAATAAATGCAACACACAAATTACAACATAAGGAGGAGCACAACATGCAACTAATAGCAATGGCAACGGTCAACGGATTATTCTTGGCGATTCTGGTTCTGGGGGTTCTGCTGGAGAAGCGGATACAGCGGCTGGAGGCGGTGCACGAAAATGTGGCAGAGGTGCAGGCGCGGCTCAAAGAACTCGAAGCGCAGGAACCTGCGCCCGCCGCAGAACAGCGGTTCACACAAGGCATGGAGAACATTCTGAATTATACGTTGAGGCTCCCGGGCGAAAATCAAAAACAGGAGGGTGAAGAATGAAGCATGAAATTATCTGGAAAGAGTACGAAAAAGCGTTGCGGTTCAATGAAGCGCTGGGCCTGAACGAGACGATACGCAATAATGAGAACTTTTTCGTTGGCAAACAATGGGAGGGTGTCGAAGCCAACGGATTGCCGACGCCAGTGTTCAACTTTCTCAAACGCGTGGTGCTATTCACGGTGTCGAGTCTTTCGGCTGGGAACATAAAAATGGCCGCGTCCCCGATGGATGGGGAGCGGCGCGAGACGGAGGGTATCGCGAATGTCATCAATGAAGCGTTTGATAGATTGTTTGAAATCAACAAACTGAGTTCGTTAACCCGCGAGTTCATGCGCAACGCCGCCGTGATGGGCGACGGGTGCCTGTATACATACTGGGACGCGGATGCGCCATCCGGCGGTGCGATTGTCACAGAGGTTGTTGAGAACAACAGGGTCTTCTTCGGTAATCCGAATGACAGGAAAGTTGAACGCCAGCCGTACATAATAATTTCCCGCCGGGAGCTTGTGGAAGCGGCTAGGGCGCGCGCAAAAGCCAACGGCGTGACGACGCATGCGGAAATTGTATCCGACGAGGACGCGCGGGAGCTGCCGAGTCAGCTGGAGGCGGATGACAAAGTGACGGTTCTGTTAAAACTCTGGCGTGAGGACGGGAAAATCCACGCCTGTGAGAGTACGCGGAAGTCAGTAATCCGCCCGGCGTGGGACACGGGCCTGCGTCTCTACCCGGTGACGTGGATGAACTGGGATTACATTCAGGATTCATACCACGGACAGGCCATGCTGACCGGGCTGATTCCGAATCAAATTTTTATTAACAAGCTGTTTGCGATGAGCATGATATCGCTGATGACGACGGCGTATCCAAAAGTGGTGTACGACAAGACGCGGATATCGCGCTGGGACAACCGCGTCGGCGCGGCGATACCGATCTCCGGCGGGGACGTGCATAGCGTGGCGCGGATAATCGACCCCGCGCATATCTCGCCGCAGATTGCACAGTTTATTGAGCTGTCGGTCAGTTATACCCAGACATTCCTCGGTGCGACAAGGGCGGCATTGGGGGACGTGCGGCCGGACAACACATCGGCAATCATCGCGCTGCAAAACGCCTCCGCCGTGCCGAACGAGCTGACACGGCAGAATTTCTATCAATGCATAGAGGATTTGGGGCATATCTACCTGGATTTCATGGCGGGGTATTACGGCGTGCGGACAGTCCATTTGCGCGGCGGGAAGCAGACGTTCGACTTCTCCAAACTGCGGGATGCCCGGCTGTCGCTTCAGTTGGATGTGGGCGCGGCATCGTACTGGTCGGAAATCACATCGCTGCACACGCTGGAATCCCTGCTGGCACATGGGAAAATAGACATAGTGGATTACTTGGAGCGGATCCCGAACGGGTATATCGCGAAGAAGCAAGAGCTGCTGGATAAGCTGAGGGCGGGAGACGGGCAAGCCGCGATGTAGGGGACGATGGCAATCGTCCCGAATACAGATTGCCAAACGGGCGGATTGCCATCCGCCCCTACAAGGCCGCAACAACGAACATGTCCAACCGGCGCGTAATCCGACCACGGCGCGCCGAGGGCATCGTGTCTTAAAATTCACACGGAGGAACACCACTTACAATAAAACAACGGGCGGCAATTTGCCGCCCCCACAGACTAACCTCTAATCTCTATAAATCCGCTGATGATATCGACGGCTTCCACGACAAGCTCATCCGGTGCGCGTTCTACAAAAGTCGCGCCGCGCTTTTTCAGATTCAGCACCTTGGCTTGTCCGCACATCACAACGCCGGATGTTTTTGTCCGTTTGTCCAGTTTCACGCTCAAGGGACCTGCCCTGTCCGTAGTGATTATGGGGCAGACCATCGCCGATGGACTTATAAAGACGTTGAAGGCGTTGCCGCTGACCACAAGTGCCGGCACATATTCTTTCTGCTTCGTGCCTGCGTTCGGTTTTATCCAGATTATATCTCCCTGCTGTGCTTGATAGGCCATTAAAAAACCTCACCCCTAACCGGCGGGTCGGTATCCCATTCGTCCACGGCGTGTTCGCCATCAAACCCGGCTAGTCTTTCTTCAATCGTTTTGTGTTCCGTGTCGTTGCCTTTTTTTATAGGCACTATCTTCGGCGCGGAAAAACCGTCCAGCAGATCACGCATTGCTTTCGGTGAAAAGAGTGCGTTGCCGAGGTTCGCTCTCTTATTAGATTTCATAAAAATCACCCCTATCCCGCAGTATAAACCAATCAATACATAATTGTCAATTGTACATTGTCAATTGAAAACGCCCCACCACGGGCATAAAGGAGGATTTTACACATGGAAGAGAACATAACAGCAGAAATCCGCGAGGAAGAGGCGGAGTTTTGGTACTCAGACCAAGAGGCCGAGACTCCCACAGACGATTGGGACGAATCTGACATGCCGGACATACCAGCGTCCGAGGTTGAGGAAAGTCTCTACAAACTCAAGCACCTGGGGCGGGAATATAACATCCCGCTGCCGGAAGTGCTCTCCCTAGCGCAGAAGGGGATGGATTATGACAGAATTCGCGCGCGGGCGGATTCGCTGATGCTGGAATCCACCGCGCTTCCAGGTGAGCCGCCAAACCAAGGCGCCGCCCGCCGCGACAGCGAGATTCTGGAGTTTATCTCCGTATACCGCGACGTCACGCCGGAGGATATCCCGCCGGAAATCTGGGAAGAAGTCAACCAAGGCCGGTCGCTGCTCTCGGCTTACCAGGGCTATGAGAATCGACAGCTAAAGGCGATGATTGAGGCGGGCGCAAGAGATCAAGAGAATCGCCAACGCTCCACCGGCTCCCGCGCCACGGCTGGCAACTCGCGTGAGCGAGGGGAAGTTGAGGGGGATTGGTATGGCGACAGATAACAACTAGCAAATAACAACGGGGCCATCCCCCTTCCCCCTTCGTGCGCGAAGGGGGCCTGAGACGAAGGACGGGGGTTAGACGTAGGGCGCGGCAACCTGACGCGCCGAGGGTTTGTCTTATACTAGGAGGGCGTCGGGTCGCCGCCCCCTAGAGGCCCAAAACCCCCTTCACGCATGAAGGGGAAGGGGGATGCCCCCCACAAACAAGAAAGGATGACACATATGTCCACAATAAACTACACAACCAAATATTCCCCGCTGATTGCGGATCGTTTTAAACTACAATCATTTACCGACAAATACGCCGGTAAGAAATTCGACTTTGACGGGGCGCAGACTGTTATTGTCTACACCATCGACAAAGTCACGCTGAACGACTATAACCGCACCGCCCCGCAGTCGAGGTTTGGGACGGTTAACGAACTTGGTGACACAAAACAGGCGATGACGCTGACGCAAGACAAGGCGTTCACGTTCTCCATTGACCACGGCGTCAATTCGGACCAGCTGAACATAAAACATTGTAACGAGCAGCTGAAATCCAACTGGGATGAAGTCTGCACGCCGGAGATTGACAAGTATCGCATTGAAAAATGGTGCGCCGGTGCGGGAATAACTGCCACAGGCCCCGCGCTGACACGTGAGAACGTCGTCGAGACTGTTCTGCGGGCGTCTGCCGAGATGTCCAACAAGTTTGTGCCGAAGCAGAACCGTGTGCTGTTCATCGCGGAATCTGTATATATCCTGACCAAGCTTTCACAGGAGATTGTCGGCATCGACACGCTGGGTAAAGAAGCGGTGTCAAACGGCGTCGTCGGCAGACTTGACGGCATGGATATCGTTGCCATTCCGGACGCGTATCTGCCTGATGGCGTGAGCTTCCTGATCAAGCACAAAGACGCGACTGTTGACCCGATGAAACTGAAAACTTTACGCGTGCAGAAAAATCCGCCGGGTATTGACGGTGACGTGGGCGAGTGCAGGTTCTACCACGATTCGTTTGTGTTGGACAGCAAGGTCAACGGCCTGTACCTGTACACGGCGGTTTAAGCCTATGGCAACGGCGCAACATGTATTCAATATCAGCATGGCGCTGATGGATGAACTCAGCCTGTCAGAGGGGCAGCCGGTTCACGCTGAGACGCGGGATTACCTGCTGCGGACGCCGAAGATTCTGACAGTGCTGTGTAACGAGCTATACAAATTCTCCGACACTTGGGAGAAGTCAGAACCCGGAACTCGCCCGGTGTACGCAGAAGTGACCGGCATGGAGCAAGAGCTGGCGCTGGATAGTTTTATCACTGACACGGTGCTACCGTACGGATTAGCCGCGCACCTGTTGGCGGAGGAATCGCCGAGTCTTGCCTCGTTCTTCCTGCAGCGGTATCAGGGGCTGATTTTCAACCACGGCGGCGCGATTCCGGTGGTGACGGAACCGATACGAGACTTGTACGGCGGGGTTTGATTCAATTGACGGTTGATAATTGAAAATGTAGGGCACGGTGGACATCCCCCTTCCCCCTTCGTACGCGAAGGGGGCTTAGGACGAGGGCCGGGAATAGGGAACGGCCTTCTTTCGGCCTTCGTCTTCCGTCTCAAGCCCCCTTCGCGTACGAAGGGGGAAGGGGGATGTCCGTCCTACATGGAAAGGAGGTAACCCATATGGCAAGAATACAACCGAACCCCGGTGTCAGCGTCATGCGTATCAACAGCTGGCTGGGGGTAAATGAACACCCGGACGGCGACACGGAGTTGCGGCCCGGTGAGGCGGCGGAAATGATCAACTTCAGGATAACGAAGGACGGCAATCTGCAAATACGGCCCGGGATGAGGACGGTGCATTACGCACGGGCGTGGCCGGGGCCGATCCGCGGAGTTTGGCACGGGCGGGTCAAAGGCGCGGCAGTTACCGTGTTCGCCGCCGGGGGCAGGATCTGGACGTTTGATTTCAGCACCGCCGAAGCGACGGAGATCACGGCGGAAACGGTCACAGACGGCGCGACTACATTTTTCGGATTTGCCCGGAAGCTGTATATTATGACAGGACATGAATACCTGGAATGGGACGGCGACGGCCCGGTTCGGCAGGTGGAGGGATACAGGCCGTTGGTCAGCCTGTCTCGCCATCCGTCTGGCGGCGGGTCGGAGCTGGAACAGATCAACAAACTCACCGGCAAACGGCGTGTGCGGTATTCACCGACGGATGAGATACGGGTCTATCAACTGCCGGAGCGTGACATCAAAAGCGTGGATTACGTCCGCGACCTTGCTGCCGGGGCGGATATTGACTCCGATAGATTTACGGCGGATTTGGTAAACGGCATTATAACGTTCAATTTCACACCGGCGAACGGGATCAACACAATAGAGATCGGCTACACGGCGGGGACAGACTTTCGCCGCGAGGTGGAGGCGAAGCGGTTTGCCGAGTTCTTCAACGGCGGGGCAGACAATCGTGTGTTTATCTACGGAGACGAATCCAACAAAGCGCTGTACACGGGGCTGGATACCGCCGGGAATCCGCGTGCGGACTATTTCCCAGATCTGAACGTCTTGGACGTTGGCACGGCGAATACGCCGATAACTGCAATGATCCGCCACCAGGACAGGCTGGCGGTTTTCAAGACCGACAGCGCCTACACCGTTCAGCACGGCGTGATAACCCTAGAAGACGGCCGGGCGATTCCGGCGTTTTACGTCAGCACCGTCAATCGTTCAATAGGCAACGCCGCGCCCGGGCAGGCGGAGCTTGTGCAAAACAACCCAAGGACTCTGTTCAACTCCGCTGTGTACGAATGGAGCCATCAGGCAATACAGACGCTGACGCAGGACTCGCGCCAGTCGCGCGTAGTCTCCCGCCGTGTTCACGCCACGTTGAGCGCTATGAATCTGAAAAATGCCGTGACGTTCGATGATAACGAGCGGCAGGAATTTTACATAATTGAGGATGGCGTCGCCGTGGTCAACAACTATATGACCGATACGTGGTTCATCTACCGGGATTTCGACATATCTCACCTGTTCACGGTGGACGGCGGATTATATGGTACGACGCGTGACGGTGACATCGTGCGGATTTCCCGCGCCCACACAAGCGATAACGGCAGGGCAATCCATGCGCGGTGGGTATCAGGTTCGATAGCCTTCAACAGAGATTGGCAGCGTAAGTTCGTCTCTCGCCTGTTTGTGACGATGAAGCCGGAGGCGAGGTCGTTCATCCGCGCCGGAATCCGCACGAACAGGAGTCAGCGCATCATGCGGACAATAAGCCAGGGACTGATAACGTTCAAAGACGCAAATTTCAGGCACTGGAGCTTTGGCGCAAACCGCCAGCCGCAGACACGACGGCTGCGAATCCGGGCAAATAAGCTGACATATCTTCAGCTGGAGTTTGAGAGTAATTCAGACTGGAACACGGCAACGATTCTGGCAGCCAGTATGCGCGTTATGTACTCGAGAGAGGCGCGGTAGGGGGATGTGTTCGCCTTCCCCGGTTCCACGGACGGCCAATGGCCGCCCCTACGGGACGAGGGAACCACCCCATCGGCTGCACCGCCGAGGAGAATGGGGATTTCGACGCACGCGGCAAATGCGTACCAACCCTGTAGGGGCGATTATTAGTCGCCCGCAGAAGTCCGTTGCGTTGGAGAAACACATTGCGGCTCCGGCGAACAGTAGACGCAGGCGTGGCGGGCGGCAGATTGCCGCCCCTACAACACCCCCACTAACAACAAAGGAGTTGACTAACATGGATATACAACGATTAAATGAAGACATGAACATTATTTCCGTGTTGCCGGACGAGCCTAATTCCGTCGGCGGATTATCGGCCGATGAACTGAAGGCCCGGTTCGACAGGGCGGGGAACGTGCTTAAAGATTACATAAATGATTCGCTGGTGCCGGATGTGGAACGGGAGATCGTCGCTGAAACGGGGCGGGTCGTCGTCCAAAGCGGCAACATGCCGCCGGGCGGTGCGGCGGGACAGATTCTACGCAAACGGTCGGACACCGATTTTGACTGGGAGTTTACAATGCCGCCAAGGCCGGGGGCCTGGGAGCTGATTCAAAGCTATACAACCGCCGGGACGTACACATGGACGGCACCGAACCTGCATGAAGACGGCCGCGGGTACGAAATCGGCGTTTTCATAGTCGGCGGCGGCGGCAGCGGTGCTGTAGGAGCCGTGGGGGCTATAGGCGGTGTGAATGAGCACCAATACCTTGCCTTGTCCGGCGGGGCATCTGGTGAAACACGTGTGTTATACAGCACCGTCACTCCGGGACAATCTATTCCTTTAGTTGTCGGACAAGGCGGCGCTGGTCGTGAAATACTTAATATAGTTGCAGCTACTGGGATAGCCCAAGACGGCAACAACGGAGGCGCCAGCGCATTCATGGGAATTACCATAGACAGCGGACAGGGCGGAATAGGCCGACGGAGTGGGCCTGGGCCCGGTGTAAATATCGCAGCGCCGGGGGCGTCCGGCGGACAGGGTTCGGATGCTGTATCAGCAGCGGTTGTTGAGTTTCCAAATACGCAAGTTCTTGAGAATGTACGTAATATTCGACAGGTTGCACCCGCAAGGGGTGTATCTACCGTGCCTAGATACATACATGCCGGCGGCACTACTGTTGCACAACTTGCCGCTATTGGATTGCTGCCCGGAGGTGACACGATTCCGGCGATGGCGTTGAATCCGTTTACCGGTGAATATCTTCTGGGAGCGGGCGGCGGCGCGGGGACTTGGCAACCGGTCATCGGTGCTACCGGACGTTCTGGCTGGATGCAAGAGGGTTTTGCCTTCGGTGACGGAAAACGCGCCGGTAACGGTGCGGCGCAGTGGAGCGCTGCGGTGCAAGATACTATCGGCGGCACAGCCACGGCCGTCGGCAGCGGGGGAGGATCCGCCGCGTCATACGCCCAAGTTGGCAGACTTGCCCGTTCCGGCGCGGGTGCCGATGGCGCGGTATACATTTACGTGAGGCAACGAATATAATGAAAAAGCTGTTCGAGAACATCGCGAATCTGCTAAAAATAAAAACGCTTGTCACGATTGCCGCGGTGTTTGTGTTCATCGTAAAGTCGCTGAGAGGCGAAATCGAGACCGACAGTATAATGCTTGTCGTTGGCACCGTCACGGCGTTCTATTTTGGTACGGTGTCGGATAAGAAATTGTAGGGGTATCGGAGACATCCCCCCTTCCCCCTTCGTGCGCGAAGGGGGCTTGAGACGAGGATCCCAGGGGGTACGCTCATACAGGGTTGCTGCACCACGGCGCGTCAGGTTATCATGTCCTAAAAAATTCCCCTACATTGGAGGGGTGGTGCCCTCGTCCCCGTCCAAAGCCCCCTTCGCGCACGAAGGGGGAAGGGGATGTCCTTTTATTACGATTACAAACAAACGAGGTGAAAATATGAACTCACAAGCGGCAAAGATCATTGCCACGGCCAGAGGCCACCTGGGTACTCGGGAATCCCCGCCGCACAGCAACAATGTGCGATTCAACACGGCGTATTACGGCCGGGCAGTATCCGGACCCGCGTTCCCGTGGTGCGTTGTGTTTGTGTGGTACGTGTTCCGCGAGGCGGGATTATCGCACCTGTTTTTCGGCGGGGAGCGCACCGCCTCTTGCGGGGCGCTTGTCACGTTTGCGCGGCGGCACGGGTTGTTCCGCACCAGCGGATTTGAATCGGGCGATCTAGTCTTCTTCGACTGGTCCGGCAGACGCACAACGGCGCAGCATATGGGAATTATCACAGAGGTTCGCCAATCCGCCGTCGTCTCGATTGAGGGCAATACGTCAATCGGCAACGACTCAGATGGCGGAGAGGTGATGGAGAGAACGAGATCTTTCCAATCAATCGTCGGGGCATACCGCCCCGAATATGAGGAGGATGAAGAAGTGGATATAGATCAATTGCGAAGAGAACTCACCGCTCTCAGCGGCACCGGCAACGATTCCAGCGGCTGGGCAACTGGCGCGGTGGAGAAGCTCACAGACATGGGCCTGTTCAACGGCGACGGACAGGGCAACTTCGGCTGGGGCCAGCTGGTAACAAGGGAGGCGCTGGCACAGGTGCTGTATAATCTGCTGGCTGCGCTGGAGAAAAGGGAGTAATGTTGTAGGGGGCGGTTGTCGGTCGCCATTCCACCGGCCCTCCGTGGTATTTAGACAGCGGACGCGCAATGCGCGCCCCTACAAACCACCACACAAGAAAGGAGCCACAAAACATGGCAACAGGATTTGCGACAAGCCAATCTCAGCAGGCGCTGCAAAACGCGTGGCATTCAGCGAATAACAGACAGCAGGAGGCGGAGCAGGCGAGGCGGGACTCCGCCCGGGCAGAGTCGGATTGGCTGCGGTCTCCGCAGCCCGCTCCCGCTGTTTGGCCGGGGCAGAGCTTCAGCTCGGCCGCACCCGGATTTGGTGGCGGCATCGGCGCGACATTGCGGGAACCCACATCTGCCTCGGAGCACATCAACAGAATGTTCGACGCGAAAGAGCAGGCGAATCTGAACGCGTTGCGTGCCGCGTTCGACCAAAACGTCTTGACTTTAGATGCCGCCAGAGCGCCGGTCGCGCGGGAGTTCGGCGACGCGAGAAATCAGGCCGCCGCCCAAAGTGCGATTCAGCGGGCGAATTTTCACGAATTTGCCGCCGGGCGCGGCCTGAACAGCGGCGCGGGCGGCCAGGCGTATCTGGCAATGAACAACGCGCTGCAAGGCAATCTATCGAATCTGCGGCAGCAAGAGGCAGAGGTGATAGCGGCGATAAACTTGGAACGCGCGAAGCTGGAGACGGCATACCGGAACGATGTGGCTGGCGCGATAGCCTCCGGCAACCTAGCCCGCGCGCAGGCGTTGTACGAGGACTTTGTACGGGTGGATAATCTGCTGGTATCGGTGTCCCAGAATCAGGCGGACTTGGACCTGCGAACGTGGCGCGCACAGATGGATGCGGCGTTGGCAATGGCAAGACTGGCGACCTCGGCGAGGTAGATAATTCAAAAAAGGGAGGCTCTGTTTAACGGCAGAGTCTCTCTTTTTTCGCGCGATATTCGTCGGAATGCATCCCAAACCCCGTGTCCTGACTATAAACTTAAAATTAAAGCTTTACATTTGAAAAAAGAATAGTGTATAATCTACCATGTATGATTATGAATTAAATTTAATATATAAGGAGGCAAGAATATTGGCTAGATTCGACGTTTCAGACACCAAAGCACTGACAAAAGCTGTGGAAAAATACCTCGATGCCCTCGCCGGCAAGCTTATCTGTGCGCTACAGCTGTGGTACGAAGGTTTGGATGGACACGGAGTCCCCACGCCAGAAGAAATGCTGGCGATTGAAACCGCCCTGTCAAAAGCCCCGGGCTGGGCAGATGCCGGCATCGTGCGATACGAAAAATTCGGCGCACAAAAAAGTTATAAAAGAATATAA